TGTTAACGCATGGTTTTAAACATGATGTGTTGAAACAACCTGTGTTTAGGTTTAAACACAGTTGTGTCAGCAACATCATCTTAAAACCATGCTAACACTAGTTAACAGCTACAGATGGTAAGTAGCAGTGTGTGCCCAATTTGCCCGCTCAGTCATCTTGACGTCAGTCCTTCCTGTTGTTAAAGCTGGTTGATGCAATCTGTTTAATGTAGGTGCAGGTAAAAGCAAAAGCATGATTATTTGAAGTTATATGTGATTAAGTGAAAAGAGAATAGAAGTAAAACCTCAGTTTAAGCATTCACGATGTGGATCTTAGTGAAGTCACCTTGAAGCATACCAGCATACTGAAGATGAGACTGCTTACCTAGGAATGACTGATGAAGCATGTGCTCAGCTGGGATGATCTCTGATTCTTGAACATTGAATCCGGCTTTGAAAACCTCAAAAAGTTTGGCAGCAACAGTTCCACAAAGATTCCTTCCTGAGCGACGAAGGTTCAAGATAAATCTAGGGTTGCCCGTACCTTCTCTTGCTCTCTCAGGATTATTGGCCGGAATAGCTCCAAAGCAAGATGCCATGTCAAGCAGTCTTCCCTGTGTTAGAACTGCTGGATGGATATGGATCTTATCTTGGAATGTTTTATCAGCAAAGGAGGATCTAAGTCCTCTTGCCCACATCCAAGGCATTTCTCCTAGCATTTTATCAATTTTAGCACTGCCTACTGGCCTTTGTCCAAGTTCAAACAGGTATTGAGACAAAGGTGCAAAGCTTTCAAACTTACAACCACTTCTCCACAGCCAATAATGAGAGCTAAAGGCAACATCCATTGCAGCCATTTGCTGTGTGAACGCTACGTTTCCATTGCCTTCTCGTGCATTGGCGATTTCTTTAGCTTCGTCAATGCAAGCCCTAATTCTCTGGAGAGTTGCAGTGATTGCTGCAGGGTCAAGATCTCTGGCAGCAGTTCTGGCAGCAGCTACAGCTTCGCCATACTTGATCTCAGCAAGAGCTAGTGAGTCATAATTCTGAGGATCATACAGGTTAACGATGCCTGTTGCCCCAAGTCTCTTACCACTGCTATTTGTCTTATCCCAACTGCCCCACTGAGGGATCGACAGAGGGTCAATTTGTCCATCAAGCCAGAGTCTTACCCACCCTACGTGCTCTTGGCTAACTCTACCTCTGCTGCCACCATTAGCACCAAATGCTCTCTCTCTCTTGTCCTTCATGTCATTTAGCATCTCAACAATAGTTGGTGCAATGTCAGCATTGATGGCATAGTCCATACGCATCTCCCCGTACAGAGTCTGTACTGTGTCAAGCTCCTCGAATCTCGTGGCAGCTCTCCAGTTGAGCACACTGGTTCTATAACCAGTTATCTCCATGAGGCTAGGAACCCTGGATTTCAGTGCATTGTAGTTGTCATGCCAGATTTTAAAATCCTCGTTGCCATGAGCAGCGATGTCAAACCACTTCATAGATCTTTCGATCATGCCTTTGCAAGACACCCATGCACATTCTTTCAAGGGTGCAATGAACCTTGTTGCTGCTATTACGGCCTGCCCATAAATGGCATTCTTCTCTTTGTCATCACGAGCTTCACCAACTCTGATGGCATAGTTGGTATAATCTGGGGCCTCGTAACCGAAGCAGAGGGAGTTGCTTGAACGGTTATCAAGGCCTTTTCCTGCAGAAAAGGCATTGAACCATTCATTCAAGCCCTCGACGTTTTCGAAGACCAGCTTAGACATCTCTAAGGATTTAACCACTTGTGTGCGGCTCGTCTG